TCTTCAGCATTATAGGCTGTAATAACTCTACCATTTGCAGGAGCTTCAGAGAACGTTAAAGTAGTTCCTGAAACACTATAACTGTTATGTGCTTGAAATACACCATCAATAAAAACCATTAAGTTATTTTCACTTGATGGGGCTGAAGACAATGTAAAGGTTGTATCACTACCGTCACCTGCATAAATGTTAGTAGAAAAAGAACCGCTTCCTCCTCCAATACTACCCCAAGCATTTGTATAACCTTCAAACTCTCCTGTGGTTGAGTTATATCTAAAGTAACCTGCTGCTGGACTTCCCGGTCTTTGTGCTGTAGTACCTACTGGTATATGTACAGCATCTGTAGCACTTCCAACGTCTAATGAAACATCTGGAGAAGCATTTAAAATACCTACACGATTATTAGTGGAATCAACTTTTAAAGTGTTAGTATCTACTGTAAGGTCTCCAGAAACAGTACCACTAGAAGCTGTAAGCCCTGCAATAACTAAATCTGCAGCAGCATAACCTGTAGCACCTGTATTGACCGTAGTAGCTGGTTCTGTTTGCGTATCAGTAAATAATCTAAATGTATTATCTGTTGATGCATCATAGAAAAGACCAGCATATTTAGTTGTGCTTGACTCTACATATTTACCATAAAGTCCAAAGTCTGTAGCGTTACCTGTGTTACCGTTAGTAAGTCCTGTGAAGTTATCATCAGATACAATAGGACCAGTCTGTGTAGTCGTACCTGTAACTGTTAAGTTTCCTGAAACTACTAAGTCATTAGAGACTGTTAAATCGTTTGTAATGGTTACATCGCTTGGTAAACCATAAGTAATTGTACCTGAACTTTCTGCTACATCAACCTCGTTAGAAGTTCCAGCAAATGTTATGGTTCCTCCAAGAGCTATTGCTGTTGTACTTGTTCCTCCGGAAACTGTAATACTTGAGTTTGCAAGTTTTGCATTTGCAATTGACCCAGCTAACTGAGCATTGGTAATAGTACCTGTTAAAGAACTTGTCGGGTAATTCGTTGCATCAGTAAGGTCAAAGGCTGGTGTAGCATCTGAAGCACCTAGTGCTAAACTTATACCACCGTATGAAACTGTAGAGTTTGAAAGTTTACTATTAGCAATACTTCCAGCTAATTTACTACTAGCAATACTTCCTGCTAACATTGTATTAGTTACTGTACCACTATCCCCTGTACCTACTAGAGTACCTGCTGATGCTGGTAAAGTTACAGTTGGATTCCCACTAAATGCTGAGTGAGCCGGTGCTTGTAATCTTAAATAATGAGCATTATTACTTTCACAATAAAAATCTACATATGATTGTGCACCACCATTTTTAATTTTAATAGCACCTTGAGATATGTGTACACCGTTAGTTGAACCACCACCAATACCTAAAGATGTTGTAATCTCTGCTGCTGCTGGAATACCTATTGTAACTGCATTGCCTGTAGCAGAAGTTTCAATTTCGTTAGATGTACCACCGATTGTTAAAGTTTCACTATCAAGGTCTATGGCTATCGTGCCACTGTCTGTTGTTAAATCTAAATCTTGAGCAGTAACTTGAGAATCTACATAAGCTTTAATAGACTGCTGGGTAGCTAATTGTGTAGCTGAATCAGAAGCCATGTTATCTTCATCAAGTATGGCTGTGCCTGAAACACCTGTATTAATTACAGGGCTTGTAAGTGTTTTGTTTGTAAGTGTTTGTGAGCCTGTCAGTGTAGCAACTGTAGAGTCTATATTAACTGTTACAGTGTTACCTGAACCTACTGTATCTAAACCTGTTCCACCAGCTACTGTAAGAGTCTCTGAGTCGAGGTCAATTGAAAGTGCACCTCCGCTATCTCCTTGGAAATCTAAGTCCTGTGCAGTAACTTGAGAGTCTACATAAGCTTTGATAGATTGTTGTGATGCAATACCTGTAGCACTGTCTGAAGACATATCATCTTCATCAAGAAAAGCTTTACCATCTAAAATATTTAATTCTGCTGCAGTTGATGTAACACCATCAAGAATGTTGAGTTCTGCAACTGTTGATGTAATACCATCAAGAGCATTTATTTCTGTTGCTGTAGCTGTAACTCCATCAAGTATGTTGAGTTCTGCTGTAGTAGATGTTACACCATCTAGTAAGTTTAATTCGGCTGTTGTACTTGTAACACCATCAAGGATATTTAATTCTGCAGCAGTTGAAGTAACTCCGTCTAAAATATTAAGTTCGGCTGCTGTGGATGTTACTCCGTCTAATATGTTTAGTTCAGCAGCAGTAGAGGTAATAGCAGTACCATTAAAATTAATAGCATCTAAATAAGCTATACCATCAATATAAATGTCTTTCCATTCTTTTGTAGAGCTTCCTAAGTCATAAGTGTTATCGGTGTTTGGGATAACATTTGAATCAATCTCTGCAGCTAAGTTAATGCTGTCAGTGTCTGCATCACCAAATGTAAGGTTACCAGAGATAGTAGCGTTACCTGTAACTGTAAGATTAC